AGTATTTCTTGCTGCATAGGTTCTATAACGTTAAAGTTAAATAGAATCTTAGCATCTATAAGCTCTGATCTACCTCCTAATTGACCTTCAGTCTTAATACCTAAAAGCATAGGAGAAGTAATTCTATGAGCTGTTAATATTTGCTGTACAGACATTTCGTTTACTGTTTCATAGTACTTATCAGCACCATTTTGAGGTATAGGAGTAATAGTTGGAGCATTCTCTGGACTATCTACATCCATGTATATAAGAGAACCTGCATTATCTGTTCCTCCATAATTTGCATGTAACATATTTTCTATTGCCGTTACATCGTCTGTACTACCATTTGTAAATGTAGTTATAGCTAAACTTGGTGCTAAACCATTTTTTATATTCTGCAAATGAAAATTATCAATTTCGCAATCCAAGTCTATCGTGCGTAATGCTCCGTTGTAATCTGGTAACGGGTAGTACTGTTGACCTGGTCTGTAGTTGTGTACAACAAAGATCTGACTAGCTTCTTCTTGTGCTTTTTCTTTGTTAAATACTGGTAAGTATAAAGCATTGTCGTCTGTTACTTGTATAAAAGAGTTTCTCCACTCATTACTCATGTAGTATCCTGGTATAACTCCTCTATGATCTTTTTCTTTTGCTCTTATAGTAGAAAAATCAATGTGATATGCTTCTGCTATTCTAGTTCTATCTCTACTCCAAAGTATTTCTAATGCAAAACTACCGTGTAATTTAAAATCTAAAGTTACTTTCTTAAAAATATCATTCCAAGTCTCTCCTTTTTTGTTAGCTTTTTCTAAGAAAGCTTCTTCATTTGCTGTTAATCCTTGTCCTATAACTGAATGGACTATTGAATCTACACAAGCTGCATGTATTGAGCTTCTATTGTATAAGTTAATTAAGTAGTAAGGAAACTGATTATCCGTACCGCTTTTAACATACTTGCCCTGTAGCTTCTCTGTGAAACTAACTAAAGGTTGACTAAACCTTTCTACTTTAGCAAAATGTAATTTTTCTGTTTTCTTTGCCATAATTTATTTATGATAAGTTGTATATTGTCCTTCTTGTGGACCTCCGGTATAACTAAGATACGAAGGTTTATCCGTTCCAACAACTTTTAACCTGCCTTCATCTATAGTTCTTAATCCTGATCTAGCGCCTTCTCTCCATTTCCAAGAAGCAAGACTCCAATCGTCTGTTACTGTACTCCATCTATCGTCTGCTGATATATATTCTACTAATGTAAAAGTATAAAAACCAGAGCTTGCAGGTACCTCTGAACTTAGTACGCTAAAGAGTAAGTAATTGTTATAATATCCAGCCGGTACTGGAGGTAATTTTGTTAAGTCTATACTACCAGAGGATCTATCATAATCTTGTGTAATGCTTAACTCGAATGATCCACTAGCTAAATCATGGTAATTACTCGCTGTAGCAGGTGATATTGCTATAGTATTAGTTGTACCTTCTTTAATTAAGTTTATCATTTAATTCGTTTAAAAAAAAAGGGAATAATCTTTTACAACCATTCCCCTTTAGTTATTGTATAATTAGCCTACTGTATATCCAGTTAGTGCGTCTGCTAAAGTTCCGTCTGAAGATGCAATTTCTTCTGCTGGTTCTGGTTCGATACCTTGGAATGTTAATGAATATGCATTCATATCTCCAAATGCTGTACCTGTTGCTCCAGATCCACCTGATAAATTTGCTCCTCTTCTGTTACCAACGTAGAAGAATCTACCTGTGTAAGGTGATTCAGTACCGTTATTGGTCTCTACTACCAGCTTTAAGTCTGGGTTCTGAGCTAATACTTTAACTGAGTTTCTTATTGACGCTTGTAATTTGTGAAATGCTACGTTTACGATTTGGTCGTAAAATACTGTACCATTTTCTAAACTTACTGTTGGAGTTTCTACGAAATCTCCTACGTTTTTAGTCAATTCGAATTTATAAAAGACACCTGTACCTGATAAATCGCTAATTGTACCTTCTGACGATTCTGTTATTGATGGAGTAGAACCTGAAAGGATATAAATATTTTTTATACCTCCGCTGTTATCTCTACATGCTAACGAGAATCCTGATGAAATATCACATGCCATAATTTATTGGTTTAATTAGTTAGTTAATATAAGGGGTAAAATTAATTACCCCCTATTGGTTTTATTGTCTACGATTATAGTCCGTTAGAAACAATGTACTCTGGGAATGCTACCTGTACACCTAACTTAGATTTTAATCTATGTTTAAGTTGGTCTGCATTCATATCGTACCATAATTGGAAGTTATCTACATCACTTAGTAGATCTACACCAACTACTGCATAAGCATCAGGCATCAAACAGATTCTATCACTAGAAATTCCACTTGTTCCTACTACTTTTACATTTTGGAATGGGTAAGCTATTTGTAAGATACCAGTTCTATTAGAAATAGAGCTTGGGTCGAAGTAATAGTTGTTAATTCCTCTTAACGCTGTAATGAATTTTCTAAAGTTAGAAACAGACATCCAAATAGTCAAATCGTCACGATCCGCTATATCATCAGAAATGTTTTCTATCATTGCGTCAGTAATACCTAAGATTGTAGCTGAAGATACTGATCCTGTAGCTGCATCTGGTACTACAACACCTGCTGTAGATCCTGAAGTTAATAATCCTAATCCATTTGTTGCGTTCCACAAGAAAGCATCATCTGCTTTTTTCATTTGGTTAACGATTTGCTCTGTGTATACAGAAGCAAGTTTGAAAGTCTCATTGTAAGACCCTCTGTCTAATGCCGAAATACCTAAGTATTTTGGATTTAAGTTATCTAAACATAGTCCATCGTAAGATGTTCTTTGAGTAACTTGAATTGTTCTTTGCGTTGCATCGAAAGATCCTGAAGGTGTAGAAACACAATCTCCTGATTGGATTTGTAAATCTACTTCGAAGATATTTAATGGTTCTTCATACTTGATTCCTTCTTGAATTGGAAGAATTGAAGTAGTGTACCCTTCAAAAACTATCTTTGGTACGACTTTTCCAGCGACTTCATTGTTGAAGTCATTTAATGCTGATACATCTAATGCCATAATAATTAATTTTTAAATTGTTATTTTTTGTTATTTTTTGAAGCTCTACTCAATATGTTTTCGTATTGCATCGATTTAAGATTACCATTGTTAAATGATAAAATATCGCCTTCCGGCTTAGAACCGAATCCAGCTTTACTAAAAGCTTTCTCAGTTACAGAAGTTTCTTCAGCTGCCGAATAATGTTCTTTCATTTTTTCTTCGTGTTCAGCCATTTTAACTTCGTGCTCTTCTAATTTTTTTTGCATCTCTTCTATCTTAGGAGCAATTTCTTCCATAATAGCTTCAATGATCTCTGATTTTTGTTCTCCATGCTCGTCCATGTGATCTTCATCCTCATGTTCTGACATAGGTAACGCATCCGACTCATCGATTGCATCTGCAAGTTCTACTGCTTCTTCTTCTTTAACTTCTGCTAAAGTTTCTTCTGCAGCTTCTTCCTTAGATAAAGATCCTTGACCAGTTTCATCTGGTTTGTGAAGACCGCTAATTTTTCCTTCTCCGTCGATTACAAGAACATCTCCGTTATCCAAAGCATGTTCTCCAGATGGAGCAAGTACTTCTTCTCCAGCTTCAGTAGTTACATAAACTTCCTGTCCAACTTCAAACTCGTCTTCTGACTTGTTAGAAATAGGAGTACCGTCAACTAATTTAGCTGATTGGAAATTTTCTGATACTGCTTCTGGTGTTTCGATATTTTTGTCTTCTAAGTGAAAGTAATTCTTAACTAGGTCTTTTAATTCTGATTTATTCATAATAAATTTTGATATTAAAGTTGTTAAGTTTCTTTTCTATAGTAATAAATAGGCTAATATATATCTTTTCTAAAATCTTAGGAGAGACACGCTATTTCTTATGCTTTAACACTAAATCTTTTAGTATCTTAAAGGCATATCCGCCTGCTGCTCCTATAAATCCTAATACTAATGCCATAAGTAGGTCTTGTATCATGAATCCAGTTGTAAAAAAAGTAAATACAAATCCTGTTTTTGTTTCGGGTGATAATATCATATATATTTATATATTGTTAAGATGCGTTGACAACGTTATTTTGAAAAACTCCTTCTATTGAGAAACCTTTTACTACTCCATCTTTTATCATATTCCACGTTGCATCGTCATCTACTTTATATTCACCCATCCAAGTTCCGACAGGTACATTCATATTATACATATTTGACTTATCATTATTGCTATCTTCTACAATCCAACTAGAGGTCATATGTGCATCTACTGATGCTTCTGGATTATGCTCTAAGTTTACATTGTCTAATAACTTTTCTTTCATTGCTTTTTCAGCTATATCTCTTACTGTATCTTCTGAGAAGTAAACATAGTATGGTTTATTCTCTTCATCTAGTCTTAAAATAAGCTTATTTGGTATTAGTAAAGGACCAACTACCTTTCTTTTATCGTAATCTAAGCCAAATTTATACTCCGTAGAAGAAGCTATTTTAGCTTTATTCATAAACGTTACAGTAACTTTTTGTGTCTTAGGTTTCTTTTGGTATAAATAAACAGCTCTCCAAGCATGTCTACAACCATATGAGCCTTTATATAGGTATATGTTATAGTATTCTCTAAACTCTGGGTTACTACCTTGTATGTTTTGTAAGTCAGTCTTAGACCATAGTATACCTTTTTTACTTAATTGTAACATTCTTTTACAAAACTTTCTAGTCTTTTCATCTAGTGGTCCTGTATATTCATATAATACTTTAGCTCCTTTAGTAGTAATAGCATCTGCTTGTTTAGCATCACCTTTAATTGGCATACCTCTAAATACATACTTAAAGAATTCTTCTGGTTCTACTCTTTCATACCCTTCTTTACTTAGTTGAGCTTCGTTAACACCTCTATCTGATAGTGTCTTAAAAATATTTTCTTGTTC